CTTTTGAGGCCCAGTCATTGACACCCCAGCAGATCGAGCCATATCAATACCCGCCTCCCAGGATCCTTTCGTTGCCACGGCGACATCCCACAGGGTCTGCCCAGGTAGCATCGTCACATCCATCGTTTACGTATCTTGAGGATGAAGATGATGACAGCAATGATGATAGCGGTGCATCCGAGCACTCGTAGAGTAGAGTTGATATCGGCAATTGCACTGGTCTTTTTCACGCAAGTCTCCACATAAACACTGTCTACCTTTTGTAAATAAATGGTGTCGAGATGCGTTCGATCTCTGATGCGTGTACGCCACCGCTCCAGGTAGACAGTATCCCCCTTGGAGTGGATGTACACGCTGTCATGCACATAGATGCTATCACGTTGTACGCTGCTGCGGTCGCTCCACTCCACACGCCGCTCACCCTTGACTACGGCAGTCTTTGTCGTTCCGCAAGATGAAAGAGCCCCAAGGATAAGCGACCAAAAGAGGATGAGCGCGAGGAAGATCAGCAGGCGCTCTTTATTTACTCGTCTCATAGCTCTACAGGTCTGCATACTCAGGAATAGCATCGAAGCAGGGACACTCCTTGATGCGCTCCCACGGGTCGACGATACCGTTACCATTGGTGTCAGGAGAGAAGTCGCGATGCCCTTGGATCTTAGCTTTGGGGTATCGACTACGAAGCTCGCCGAGGAGCTTGCGGAGTGAGACGCGCTGGGCATCAGTGCGGTTGTCAACGCCCTTGCCGGCCTTGTCGATGCCACCCACGTAGGCGACATTAATTGTCTCTGAGTTGTAGCCCTTGACTCCGTTGCTGATGAGCTCCTCGGGTTGCATCGCATGCACGACCCCGTCGGCGGTGATCACATAGTGATAGCCAGGGCGGAGAAATCCACGCTGCTTGAAGACCTGCTGGAGCTCCTTCACCCCCCACCCTTGGGGGGAAGCCGTACAGTGAACGGCGATGTAGTTAATTGTCCTCATTGTTGTCGTCTTGATCTTGTTTGGTAGGTTGCTTAGGCTGGTTGATATACCTGTCTAAGCGATGCTTATAGTCTATGCCGAAGAGCGCCCCAGCGAATGTTGAGATCTCACCAAATGCAAGGAGCACGGAGTTGTGGATCTCCCCTCGAGGGACGACAAGGAATGCCGTCCAGACGAGTGCGATACCCGAGAGTGTGAGGAGGACGGCTATCCAAAGTTGGACAGTAAGGCGCTTGCGCATAATATAGAGTTAGTAGTGGGCGTCGATGTGGATGCCCGAGGTTGTTATTTTGATGGAGTTGACAGTCTGCCCGTCCATCTCGAGTTGCTCGCGAATACGAGCTCGCCAGTACAGAGGCTGGTTGTCAAGGAGCATGTCTGAGACACCGCACCCGACAGCAGGGGCTTCCTTAAGCTCACCCTGATGTAGGGTGAGTATCAGGGCTTGATTCTGAGGCAGCGTCTCACCGAGAGTAAGCCCCTCGATGATGCGCCCTTCCTCGTCGCGCACAAGGCGGATGCGAGGCTCGTAGTCGGCGGTAAGCGTGATGCCTATCATATCAATGTGTCACTTTAGTGTCTTCGTAGTCCTCTCTCCTCGTTAGGGTGAGCGGCTTACCTGCCCAGGAGGCAACGGCTGCCTTCAGCGACGCTCCGCCATCATTAGGCACGGGAGTCCAGCTTGAGAGTACCTGCTTGATGTCGTTGATCTCCCTCTCGAGTGTGTTGAGCTTGTTCGTGAGCTCCCTGACCTTGACGATCCCTCCGAGCGAGCCTCCATTGATGATCACCTCCTCGGCTCTATCCATCGAGAGCACCACGAGGTGGTTGAGATCGCCCGTGAGCGATCCAACGATGACGACTGAGCCGACGGCGGGGCGCACAATAATCTGCGCTCCATCCACCTCAGTGGAAGCCCGTAGGCGCACATCAGGAATACTCAGCCCATCGATGGAAACCTCGCAGGTGATGTCCGACAAGGCTGTGACAACCCCCTGGTAAAGGTTAGTTACCTTGCCCCCTCCGATCTTAGCGAGGAGCTCACGTAGCTCTCTGTATGGGTCCATTATCAGTTAAGTCTAAATCCCAGCTCGACTTTCCGCTTTCCGCCTGCCGAGCTGAACTCCGTCGTAACGGATCGGACGAAGTAAGTACCCTCTTTATGTGGGTAGTCAGGGTCGTGTATCTCTGCGGTGTCGCCTGCACGACACTCAGGTATGAGCCAGGTATCGATGCTGCCGTCGTAGCCGTCGAAGGTGCGCCGTTTCAGCTCAGTCTCCCCGCGCAGTCGCATACTCACCTCGTCAGAGGTAGGACACTTGACGGTAATCTTGTCTCCACCAGGAGTACCGACCTCTATCTCGCGCACCTTACCATCAGGCAGGAGTGCCTTGACCGTGATCTGGTACTTCTTGTCCTCCGCCTTACGGTAGGTGAGGTCCGCTGACTCAACATTATAGCCGAAGTCATATAGGCGCTCTTGTCCGATGACCTCTCCTGGAGGATGTAGATGGAGCACCCCGTCGCGCAGATAGATGTCCGCTCCGCACTCCTCCTGCACCTTCTTGAGGACATCATAGGCGGTAGCCGACTTGATGACGAATTTGTCGTACACCCAGGAGTAGGTGCACTCAACCTTGAGCGACAGCCCCACCTCCTTAATGATGCGAGACAACAGGCTTGACAGACTGACCTTCTTCAGTACAGCATCCTTGAGAGGTTTGCGGAAGAGGAAGAGGTCATCTTCGCACGTCAGCGTCAAGTCACCATTATCAGTGGCAATGCGCTGCAGGTAGCCCGTGAACTCCTCGACGAGCCCCGTCTCCTCATATCCTAAGCGAATTGTTACGGCATCACCACGATGGATTGCATCTTCAACATCGAGCGCCTTGTTGTACTCGGAAGCAGGGAGTGTGATCTTAGCCGTGTCTGCGAGGAGCTCCACCGAGGAGTGTATCTCCACCTTGTCGAGCATCGAGAGCTGGTAGCCACCTATCTGGATGTCATAAATCATCGTGTACATAGCTGACTACTTGGTGAGGTCTCGACGAGTGAGTAGGAGTTTATAGGTATCGTCACTCACTGCCTGGAGTGAGAAGTTCTGGTTGGCATCACCTGAGGTGTGCGGGAACTCCCATGACTCAAAGACAATACGCGTGATACCGAAGAGCTCCAGAAGTGGGCAATAGGCGGATACCTTGGCTGACTCGAGGTACTTGCGCAGTCGCTGCACATCCTCCTTCGGATATCGTCCATCGGGTCCGATAAGAACTCCCTCAAGTCTGATGCTGTAGTCATCGAGCGTCCAACGCTCCTTGACGGATCCTCGGATCTTCCCCTTTGACACCTGCCTCTTCGTGAGGATGTGCTGACCAGTGATAGTGATCATCGGCTCTTGAGGGAGTAGCCATGGGTCTTCACCTTCAAGTGCCAGAGACACGGGGAAGACCATCGGCAGGCCGAGGGCATTCGTCTGCACCTCCTCAAGCTCCTCCTCAGAGAGAGGTACATCTACCTCGGGGAGATCTCCGTCAGGGAGGGCTACCCCTGCCCGATTGAAGAGGAAGGGTGGAGGTAGGGGCAGCCGCCTAATTATAGTGTCAAGCTCGAATGTTGTCATCGGTCAGTGCTTGTTGCTATGGCCAGCGAGCGATTTACCACTGAGATGATGCTACGCTCCAGCTCGGCGGTATCGGTCTTGTCCATCATGGACACCTGGATGCGCTCGACGAGCTTGCCGATATTCATCGTGATTTGCGTGTTGCGCGTACCACCAGTGGCTATTGCGTCGCCTGTCTTTCCTCGGCCACCCTTGCCCTTGCCTTTGCCTCCCTTCTCGCTTCCAGATCCAAAGATGACGCTTTCACTACTACTACTTCCGAGCAGACCAGGAACGGATATCGACGCAGTCTCTTTGCCTTCATTCCGCTTCTTAGCCTCGTCCTTGGCGATCTCTTCTGCGAGGTGCTTGTCGTAGCCAGATCCAACGCCACCGAGGAGGTCCTTAGACGACTGGTAGGCTTTCGTGGCGCTATTGACTCCAACGAAGCCCTTGGCTGCTTCACCGACAGCATCCGCAGCTCCCGAGAAGTCGCCCTCAAAGAGTAACTTAATCGCCTTACCAACGTTTCCGATCGAGCTAAGGAGCTCCTCTATTCGAGATATCAGATACTCCTTAATTACCCCTGCAAATCCTTTGATTGTATCCCACATGGTCAGCAGAAACGCACGGAATCCCGCGAACTTATCCCAGCAGTAAACAACCACTCCAACAAGTGCCGCTATAGCTACGACAACTATACCTATAGGGTTTGCCGTTAGGGCGGCATTAAGGAGCCACTGTACAGTCGTCCAGCCAATGGTAGCAGCCTTAACGACCAACATCACTCCAGCCATTGCCATGTGTGCGATTGTCTGTGCCTTAAGAGCTATAGCTACCACTCCGATGACCCATGCAGCGAGAAGAAGCTCCTTTCTCCATGTCTTGACGAACCGAACAGTTCCAACAACAAACTCAACGACACCGCCAATGACAGCGAACACCTTAGGGACATACTTCGCAACCACAGAGAAGAGATCCAGCAAGTAGGGCTTAATCTGTTCGTAAATACTCACGGCCCCACTCTGAATTGCCCCCATCATGGTATTCCATGATCCCGCACCCGAGGATCCCAACGCATCCATCATTCCATGGAATTGCCCGCCTTCACCCGTCGCATGAGCGATTGCCTGTGCTACATTTTCCGCAGTGATCTGCCCCTTACTCATCTTCTCCTGGAGGGATTCGAAGCTCTCACCTGTCATCTTTGAGAGCTCCTTGAGGGGATTGAACCCCGCCCCAACAAACTGCATGAGGTCTTGCCCCATGAGCTTGCCTGCAGCATTAACCTGCCCGAAGACAAGCGAGAGCGTGGAGAACTTCTGAGCTTCGCCCCCTGAAATATCCGCCAGCTGACGCATGTACCCCGTCACCTTGTCTGCCTCAATACCGAAGGAAAGCATCTGCTTAGCCCCCTCCGTGAGTTGCATTCTGTCAAAAGGTGTTCTATCAGCAAACTCAGCAATTTCCCCGAGCATCTGATTTGCCCGCTCACCATTCCCCACAAGCGTCTGAAAAGCAATACTCGTCTGTTCAGCTTGCATCCCGATCTTTGATACTGCCGCCAGCCCTCCACTAATTAAGGCGTAGGGATTGGTGAGCAGGGAAAATCCTGGAATAGCACTTAACTGCCCAGCAAGATTGCCAAAGCTGAAAGCCTGGCGAATAGATGCCCCGACTCTTCGTGCCTTGCTCTCGATCGAATCGAGGGCAGACATAACACCTCGCGCTGTGCTGAGCACATTCTCCTGCTTAGCGGTGAGACGTAGTACGAACTCCAGGGACTTATCCATTGCTTTGGGCTTCGAGCTTTCGCAGCTCGTTGAGATAGTTGATGGTTGCCGCCCATTGATGATCGGGCAGCGTATCGGGGTTTAGGTGTAAGTAGTAGCGGATGTAGGTGTCAAAGAAGAGGAAGCTCTCCCAGGAGACCTGTCGTTCTTCGGAGGAGGAGATAGCCTCCGCCTCCCTTAGAGCTTTTTTACCTCGGCCTCCTTCTGCTTGAGGACTTCATCCAGCTTGCCAATAGCAGGCAGGAAGTAGTCGTCATCCTCAAGGATCTCCTTGTCGCCGTCCAGCCAGAGTTGCTTGAAGAGCGTTTCCGACAGTTGGATGGGATCCTTGATGCCAGAGACGAAGCTGAACTCCTGGCGGGTAGGCTTGCGGATCGCGCAGCTCTTATCCTCTACGACGATGAGGAAGATGGCATCTTTGCCATGCTGCTTCTTCCACGAGTCGATTTGTTCGGGTTTGAATTCCATTTTTATACAGATTAAAAAGCGTTCGAAGGACTATGCACTCTGCTTGCGCAGGAAGGAGAAGGGGAGAGTATATTCAGTGAACTTATCCCCCTGCTTCCACTTGTCTTCCTCCTTGCTAAAGGTGCAGCTGACAAGCGTATCGGTGTGGATGACATCGCCCTGCGAGGGGTCACCATAGCACACCACGATGGTTGTCGAAGCTCCGATAATACTTCCACCGCAAGCCTTCTGAAGGAGATGGAATTCGCTACCCGTAAGGGTGATTGTCCCAGAGTACTTGATGTTACCACGCTGGATAGCCATTGGCTGGCTACCAGCCCCGTAGATGGGTTCCTGCTCCTGCTCGGCGGTGTACTCAATGCCACGGAGACCCGTGACACGACGACCGCCGAGGAGCAGGGTAATGGTCATCCACTCGTACTCGCGTCCGTTGTAGATGTTCATTGGAGTAGGATTACTTAGATGTTACAGCCGTGAAGCCAAGTTCTACGTCGATGTAGCGGGCATAGCCGAATGGGCGCACCGAGAGCTTTGCTCGCACCTCCGACGTCGCAAGGACATTGGTAGGCAGGATCTCAAAGCGACAAGCGCTACCCGTAGACTCATCGGCAGAGAGTTCCCCCTTGGCGGTCATAGCTCTGTCGACAGCCGACGTAATTTCCTGCTCCCAGCTACGCACGGTTGCAGGGTGTAGCGTGCCGTCAGCCTCGAGCTCAAGCTCGTCAAGGAGGAAAGACAATAGGGTGTTATAGGCGATGCGGTAGGCCTTATCGATCGTTCGGCGTGCAGTTACATGAGCATAGTCGTCAGACTCGCTCGTCGCCAGACGATCGTCGCAGAAGTAGAAGCCTGCGCGGCCGACATACTGACGAGGGCAGATATACCCCTTAGTGTAGAGGTCGGCGACAGCACCTGTCTGCTGCTCGATGGGCTGACCGCTCAGATAGATTGCATCGGCGGCGATCTTGCCATCTCGCACGCGACCTACGTTGCGCTGGATGGCACTCTTGGCGATGCGCCCTGTGAGCAAGCCGATGGCTGCACCCTTGCCTTCTGCGCGGGTGTCCCCAACAAATACCCCCACACGGTTACACCCGAGCTCGGAGAGGTCTTTCAGCCCTTGACGCTTGAAGCCTCGCCCCTCGAGGATGACGAAGAGGGGGGCGTAGAGCACGTCGGTAGCGTACACCGCTGTCTCTTGTGCCTTGGGGATAGCCGAGAGGACATCAGCAACGATGCCCTCGGTGGCATCTGGCTCATCCTGCGCGTCCAGGGCGATGCCCACAGTGCGCAAGCGTCCCTTGCATAGGGTGATGAGCTTACGAAGCTCACCGGCCTCATCCTCGCTGGCTCCCTTCGTGGCAAGCTCGACCATCGTCTTGCCCTTGTCTACGCCATAGATGATGAGTTCAGAGCCTTCCCCTGCCTCGGCATAGTGCTCACGCACATGCTTCAGCAGTGTGGCGTTGTTATCCTCGGCCACCTTGAGCGCCTTGAGGTCGGCCACCGAACGAATGGAGTAGGGCTTCCCCAACTCATAGGTATTCCCCACCGCTGCCGAGGCGACCATGAGGGCGACAAGCCCGTCGGGGGAGTCGCCCACCTTGCCGAGGTTGCCCTCGGCAAAGGTGATTTTAACTATAGGTAGTTGTGCCATGATCGTACGGCTTAGACGTTACCCTCGGCGACAAGGAAGATACCCTTCTTGTCGTAGCGGCGGTGGGNGCCCCCGACACGCATGAGGAAGGAGTAGATGTCTCCGTAGTAGGACGGATTATCAAGCGAGCTGAACATGTGCGCTTCGCCGATAGCTCGAGAGACACAGTTCTGCTGCCAAGCGAAGCCTGCACCCACCTCGGTAGCCTCACCTCCAGTAGGCTCGGTGATGATGTCACCATTGGACTTCATACGAAGCACCGTTGATCGGGTGAAGATGTCAATCCCATAGAGACGACCCACTGTACCCTTTGCCACATCAGCCGAAGCAAGGAAGGCAAAGCGATTAGCCTCAGTGAGGCTATCAAGCAGGTCGCCATACATATCCGTGTCGAGGATAAGGTATCGTCCCGTCGCAGGGAGGTCCTGCTTGTCCATACGCATAGCGATCTGGTGGATGACCTTATCAGTCATCTTACGACGCTGACCTGTCCCCTGAGCTGTATGAACAGCGCGAGCATCACCATCGGTGAGAATTGGGCTTGTAGCATCGGCGCCCTTAGCCCATCGATGCAGGATGAGCTCAGACGCTACGCGCTGCAGCTCGGACTTGTCATTCTGAAGGATTGACACGCGCTTGTCATAGGACAGCTCAACGGTGTCTGCATTTGAGATGTGCACAGGGTCCGTGGTGAGCTCATCAATATCGTAGGTGAGCTCGTTATCAGTGCGCTCACTGATTGAGGCTGGCTTGGTCGTGCGGTTCACTTTGACCGCAGAGGGCTTACCCGCATGCGGTACATGCACCGTTTTGTGCGAGACATACTGAGAGTCATCCTCAGACTTAGCGACGAAGCTGTCGTCGGGGAAGAAATTCTCCTGCAGGGTCTTCAGCCAGACTTGTGTCTGTAGTGCCATAAATCTTAATAGTTATTGGTTGTTGGTTAATTGGGTGGAGCAGCTACTCCTTATAGGGGACGCCGAACTCCGCCTGGAAGAGGTCCTTGAAGCCCTCATAGTTAGTAGCCTTGAAGTCCGCAAGCAGACCTGCACGGTCGAGCTCATCCCAACTCTTCCCAGCGAACTTGCTCGCAGGCGTTGAGGCTGGGGCGAGATGATCCTCTACTCGTGGGAGCTTATTCTTAGGCTTCGGCGTGGGGAGAGAGTTGAGCAGCGCCTTCGTTTCCTCGGGAGCTGAAGACAGGAGAGCCTCATAGTGCGCACGCTGCTCCTGGGTGATCTTACCCGCCTCAACAGCTGCGTCAAGAATACTCTTATTGCGCTCAGCCTCCATTGAGGCGACCTGTGCCTTCAGCTTACCATTCTCTTCTTCAGAGGATCGGAGCTGATTGGAGAGGCGAGCCACCTCTCTTACCACTTCACCCTCGCCCATTGAGGCGGTGATAGAAGGGCAGGACTTGCGAAGTTCATCGATTAGTGCCATGTCATCATTATTTATTGCCTGGTTTTCCAGGCGGTTTTGGAAATACGTTTGAATTTCTTCTTGTGTGGACTTTTCAGAGAGAGGAGGCGCATCATCCTCTTCCATCGAGTAGATGCCGTCGATGAGCCCCATCGAGAGACACTCCTGAGCGGTGAGCCAATGGTCCTCCCCATCAAAGTAGGTCGCCTCAATCACCTCGGGCGTCTTACCTATACGTCCTGCGATCATCTTTGCAAGCGTCCCCTGAAGCTGTTCCATCTCCTCGGCTACTCGTCGGAGTTCCTTGCTATTCCCCCATGATCCCCCACTTACATTGTGCAGCATCAGGCGTGCATAGGGCGACATATAGAGAGGCTTCCCGCAAAGCGCGATGATAGCCGCCATTGATGCGGCGATACCATCAACATATATGGTGAGTTTCGCCGTACTATTTCGAAGCGCCTCATAAATAGCCAACCCACAATAGACCTCGCCACCTCCGCTATTGATACGGATGTCGATCTTATCATAGCTGCGCGTAAGCTCAAGGAGTCGCGTGACGACATCTCGGGCGGAGACCTCTGACCAGTCTCCGACCTCTCCATAGAGGAGGATAGTTGCCTCACCTCCCCCTGAAGGAATCACGTCAAAAAATCGTCTTGTCTGTGCCATGCGATTATAATTTCTGAGAGCAAATTTATAAGCGGGAATACCCTCTTTGCAAATCCAATTTTA